GCCTCCAGCCCGTATTCGGCGGGGTTCTTCCCGGCGGCACGGATGAGGGTCGCGGCTCGCGCCGGATCGCTGCGGATGAGCATCATCTGCTTGGTGAGGTTCTCGGTCTTGGCTGCGAACGGGTTGTCGATGTTCGTGTTCGGCCCCGAGTAGAGGCTGTCCTCGCGGTACATCGACCGTCCGGTGTTGGCGAGGAACTTGGCGACCGCCGCGTCCGTCACCCTGCCGTCAAGGTCGAGAATGCCTGCACTGGTGAGCGCCTCGGTGAGGCCGGGGTTCTGCCGGAGCGTGCGCGAGGCAAGCTCGACATTGGTCCGGTAGCCCTCGCTGTCGGTGTCACCCCAAGCCTGAACGAGATCGCTATGGGCCTTCTGGATGCGCTCGTTGAAGCCCTGCGCTCCGTTGGCCGTCATGGACGCCATGCGCTGCACGAACTTGTCGTGCAGGCCCGACGCCTGACGCGGAGTGAGGCCCTGATCGTGCGCCCATGCACGGAACTCGGCGGCGAAGTCGCTGTCGTATGGCAGGTTCTCGGGGACGCCTTCCGGCATCTTGAACTGGTAGCCATCCGCACTGTCGGGCCGTCCGATGCGCTTGTAGAAGGCGTCCCATTCTTCCTTGGGAGCGTCGTCCTTGGGCGCTACGGTGCGTTCACCGAGCTTTGCCTGAAGTTCCTTGTAGGCTTTCGCGATATCGGCAGGCTGCTTGTAGCCTTTCTGCTCAACAAGCTGGCGGGTGTCATCGTCGAGCGAGGCCGTCCAGTCTTGGTTGTTGGGCTGGCCCGCGTCTCCGGCGAGAGACGTGCCAGCGGGTGCGCCTGACGTGTCCGCCGGGGGCGGGGTCGGGGACGCAGGGGTCGTTGCAGCCGGGGGCGTGCCCGCGGCGACTTGAGTGCTCGTTCCTGCTGCTGCGGTCCCCGCTGCTGCGGACGCAGTTTGTGCTTCATCGCTCACTCAAAATTCTCCTTCTGTCTGGTTGACGAACGCCTCATGGCGTGCCGCCCGTTCGAGCGCAGCCCGTTCATCCGGGGTCATGCGCAGGTGAGACATGATGCGGCCAAAGACGGACCGCTGGCCCTCGTGGAAGGCGCGCTCGTCGTGCGATGCGCCAGCCGGGAGGACCTTGTAGAAGTTCGAGAAGTCGGACAGGTCGACGAGGACCATCTCGCGCTGTGCGTCCGACGCCCTGCCCTCGAACAGGGCGTGGTAAGCGTTGGCGAGGTCGAGCTTGGCCTCGACGCTGCGGCGCTTGCCGACCTCCTTGTTGGCCGAGGGGCCGGTGAATGTCCTGAAGGTGTAGTTGCGCCCGGTCATCGATCACCCCGCCGCCGGAAGGCCGACTTGGGCCGGGTTGATGCCTGCGTTGCGCATGAGGTCGCCCATGGCCTGTGCGCCCTCGACCGCCGGGGTCAGGCCGCCTGCCGTCTCGACGCCCTGCTGCACGGCCATCGCCGCCTGCTGTGCGCTGGCCGCCGCGGCCTTCTCCTCGCGCAGGCTCTTGACCAGCGCGGGATCGCGCTGCGCGACCGGCGGCGCTCCCAAGAGGTAGCGGGCGCGGTTGAACATCGCGTCGGTGTCGAAGTTGTCGAGGACGTCCGGCGCGAACTGCGCCATGCCCGCCGAGAACTCCATGGCCTGCTGCATGCCGGTGACTTCCGGCATCTGGCGGGCGCGGTCGATGGGCGAGTTGAACTTGACTTCGAGTTCCTGCTCCCGGACCTCGTCCGGTGGCGCGAGGAAGCTGTCGGCGCGGAACGCGCCCTTGCGCTCAAGGATGCCAAGCTCCCGGTCGATGAGGCGCTGAAGGCCGATCTGGATGCGGCTCGCCGCCGGGCCGAGCATTTCGCCCTTCTCCTGATTGCGGATCATGGCCTCGGTCGCCGACATGTTCGGCTTGTCGGTCAGGATCGCGAACAGGTCGGTGAAGAAGGCTTGGCGGATGTGCTGGCGGCGAAGCTCCATCGTCGCCTCGAAGAAGCGGGGGTCGCCGGGGGCCATGATCGGCTGGACAAGGACGCGGCCCGTGTTCGGGTCGATCATCTTCGGGTTGATCGCGCCCGGATTGAGGTTCACGGGGCGGTCCAGCTCGTATGCTGACGCGACGGGGGGTCGGACCCCAAGCTGGGAGGCCAGAAGCGCGTCGCGCGACATGACCTGAAGGGTTTTCATCTCGGGGAGCGCCACCATGGCGGGGCTTTCCCCATACGCGGCGTGCTGCGGCAGCGTCCACGTGTATACGATGTAGGGGAACTCGAAGTAGCCGCTCTGGCTGATGATGTGGTTCTGGTCGAGATCGACATAGATGCTCGCCCAAGGCATGTTGGTCACGCCCTTGGCCTGATCGCCCGGGATCACGGCGTGGATGAACCTGTGCTGGTCGTCCTGCTTCGCCGGATCGGTCGCGCAACGCTTCACGTATTCGGAGTTCTTGTCGCCGAAGCGTTCCATCGCCTGCACCGTCGTCAGGATGAAGCTCCGGAAGCAGGTGTCGTGTTCACCCCAGTCGTTGCAGGCGAGGTACGCCTCGTTCAGGGGGATCGGCTGGAAGCGGTACGGGATCTGCGCCTCGGTCTTGTCGCGCGTTCCGAAGGCTTCCGACGAGAAGTAGACGCCGGTCCCCAGCGCAATGGTCGACGCCAGCGCGCGCTGGTGGGAGAGGAGCCACCCGCTGCGGGGGTCGTAGCGGACCCGGAACAGGTACTTCACCAGATTGTCGAGCCACTGCTCGGTCTGAAGCGAGGGCTGGTCGACCTCCTGCTGCACAGGGGTCGGGCCGTAGGTCATGAGTTCGTGCCAGTACTGGCCCTGCGGCGTGATCAGGCTCTCGATGCCCGCGGTGACGCGGTCGAGGGCAATTGCGCCCGTGCTGTCGTACATGCGGCGCGACCGATGCGCCGCCCGCGGCTCCGTGAGGGGCTGGTTGATGGTGGTCTGCCCGCGCAGGCCGTCAAGGAAGTCCATCCGGGGGCCGGTCGGGAAGCAGACGTCAATGATCTCCCGCCACACGCCATCCCACGCGGTGCGGTCACTGACGAGCCTCTCGAACCGGGTCGTGATGTCCTTGACCTGCATCGATCAGACCATCCCCGAATTGCCACCGAGCTTGGTTCCGCCGCCCGCGCTGGGGCGGGAGACGCTGCCGCCCGCGCTGGGGCGGGAGACGCTGCCGCCCGCGCCTGCGTCGCCCATCGGCGTCGTCAGGACGGTTCCGGAGCGCGTCATGTTGGCTGCGCGACGCCGCCTGATCTCGTCCTGCTGTGCGACGAGGCCCTCTTCACGCGGATTGGGCGCGATGGGCATCGGGGGCGGCTTCGGTGGTTCTGGTGTCTTTCCGCCGCCAAAGCACATGGGCATCGCTCCCGGGCATGTGGTTCGTGTCGTTTGGTGTCGTTCGTCCCAAAACGACACAGTCGACGCACGGATACACATGTTCGGGGGCCGCCACAAGGGGCCGGGGACAAAAGTCAAGGGGACGGGGGCCGGGAGGACGCGATATCCACCAAAATGTTTGCTTGGGGGACGGGGTCGGGGTCGCGCCGGGCGAGCTTCCTGCGCTGGAACTTCTCGTAGACCGGCCAGATCGTCTTGTCGGTCCAGACGTATAGCTCGAAATCCTCGCCATTCTTGCCGTAGCGCGTGAGCGTCGCCTCGTGCGTGGCTCCGAGGCCGGTCAGCCATCGGTGAGCGATGTCGTGGTCCGAGATCGACCTGATCTCGACGCGCTTGGGCCGGTACTTCCTGAAGAAATACGGGAACAGCACCGTCAGGCCGTGCTCGGAGATTTCCGGGATCGCACGGCGAATGCCGTTGGTCCCGAAAGCCCACGCATTCCAGACCACGGGATTGAACGTCGGGGCGAAGCCGTAGGCGGCAATGGGGCTGCGGTCCCTGTCGTAGGCGACGAACGCCGTGTCGGGCTGGGAAAGCTCAAGGCACATGACCGCCGCCCCCTGCGGCGTCAGGTCGTCCGGACACTGCGCCATGAGTTCGCGCACGTCGTGGGGGCGCATGTGCGCCCCGATGAAGGAGACGTCACGCAGGCAGGCCGGTGAGATCGTCACGACTTGCGCTTGGCCTTCGGCTCCGGCGACGGGAGCGCGACCTCGTCCTTGTCGTTCAGCGCCAGCGCGGCCTTGGCCATCGCGACGATCCGCTCCTGCGCCGCCAGCCGCTCGTCCGAGGTCCGCATGA